TCCCAGAAGAATACGATCTCAGAAAAGGCGCACGGAAACTGCTCAAGGAGGCTGCCAAAATGATTGATGAGGAATCAACAGCATCTGGCGGGTCAACGTCCACAGGTGGCTTCCTAGCGACATCTAAAGCTGGTCGCTGTCATTTTCCTGATGGTTCAGATAAATGGCTTCGACTTGAATTACATTTCTGTGTTGACAGTGTAACGTTGGATGGTGAGAGTTTTGATTGATTGGTTGTATGGATAATAAGTCGGACATTCAGATTGCAGAACAAGGGGTTGGTCTGCTAGACAAAAACAATTTGCAACTGCGGGTTCGTTGGGTTAACGCATTGCGTACAATTGTGGGGTCGTCTATGCCTAAAAACAAATCTGGGTGTCCGCTTGTTTCCGACATTGATCTCATCCTTGCATCTGACGAGGATCGTTTCGCAGCACTTGAAAAAATCAAATGATAGGCAGCCATTACTCAGTCAGATTCGTACAGTCTCGCAAGGAAGTGCCGTACATTACGCAAGAAGAATTCGCTGACGTTAAGCGAGCTTGCCATCGCTGGTTGATGAAAAACTCTCCAGAATACTCCCGCGAACAACTAGAATTGCCAGAAAGAAAGAGGATGAAGGAACAGGAAGAAGATTGCAACTGCTTGACTGCCAACGATGAGAAGCGCGATTGAAATTATTTTCATTTTTAAGAAAAAAAATCTCGACCTTGAATTCTTATCGTGTAGGTTGATTCCAGTTACCCGCTGATGGGTGCCCAACAAAATACGAAAATGAGAAATTACGCAGAAGAAGCTGGAACATATCGTGGGACATTGCTTGCACTACGATTCAACCTTGACGTTTTCAATCTATTCGATTGTGACGCATCCAAGATGGAAGCATTCCAATTGTTGATTGGGAAAATAAACCAAGAGATCGAACAAACAATCCCAGCCTAATCACATGACACTAGAAATTATTGGACGCGATCCTGTCCTGACAATGAAGATCATCAAAATGGTTGGTGAACGAAACAAGAAGGCTCAACGGAAGAAGGCATTTATCCAGCGAGTGAAACAAGCAATCTGTGTCTGGTCATGAATGGTGCGGGCAAGGGTGACTCCTACCGACCAGTTAACGCAGAGACGTATGGCAACAACTACGACAGCATCTTCCGTAAGGCCGTCAAGGACGTATGCACGCTTTGCAATGACTGCGACTGTGATGAAGCATCAACATGGGAGGAACTGGACGATGAAGGGTAAGTGCAAACTATGCGAAGCCAAGAGTCAGGACGAATTCTGCCCAAGTTGCGTTTGTTATCTGCAAAGAAAAGCGAACAAGATCTTGGTTAACACTAGGAAGATGATGTCATACACTCCCGATCAATACGCCAATCTAATCCCGGGAGGCAAAAGCAACTTTTTTTCACTACAATGCAAATACGATGAAAGATGAACTATTCACCGAAGTAACAAGCTATTCACCTCGCAAGAAGTGGATGGCCTACAAATCAATCCTCTGCAAGAGAGAGGGTGAAGGATGGATGTGCTATCGATCAGGCACTCAAGTATCGGCCAAGGCTGAGACTGAAGAAGAGGCTTGCATGGAGTTGGCAATCAAACTTAAAATCAAAAGTTGGAAAGAATAAAATTATGTTAGTACCAAATACAAAACACTGGTTAGAAGTAACGATTGAAAGAGGGATTGAAATTGGTCTTCGCAGAGCTTACAAGCACACAGATGAGCCTACCAAGGACGATGTTGGAGATGCTATCTACAATTCAATTTGGGAAGGCATAGTGGATGGATTTAACTTCTCAAAGGAGGACGAGCGATGATTACACTACACATTAAAAGATTGATTCGAGATGCGCTTACAGATGGAGCAACCTTTGCGGTTAAAGATCATTATCGCACACTAAATAATTGTGATCACTGTAACGATCTGTTTGATACTAATTATGAATACAGAAGCCAACAAGAAATTGTAGTTCTTGAATTCGTTGAGAAGATCATTAAAAGTCAAATCCGAAGATTGGAAAGATACATCGATTTAGAAACCAATGAATATGATTATTGGAATTGACGTTGGTAAGAACGGTGCAATTGCTTGGAGCAGTCTGGGAAAGGTGTGCGTCGAAAAAATGCCTGATACTGTGAAAGACCTGTGGGACTTGATTGAGTCAATCAAGAACAGTGCTTTTGGAGATAAGGATGTAATTCACTGCTACCTAGAACAAGTGTCTTCATCCCCCCAAATGGGTGTGGTATCGGCATTCAGCTTTGGCAATGGCTTTGGGCATCTTGAGATGGCACTGACAGCAGCTTCAATCCCATTTACACGGGTAAGACCGCAGGTATGGATGAAGTATCTCGGATGTATGACAAAAGGCGAAAAAAACGTTACAAAACGTCTGGCACAACAATTATTCCCCGACATTTCGATTACACATGCGAATGCTGACGCTTTACTCATCATGACCTACGGACTAAAACAATGAAAACTAAACGTGAAATTCTATTCGACCTGCAAGATGAAATGTTTGCCAAATGCAAGGAGGTTATTAGGGTTAAAAATTCTGATTACGCTAATGGCGATGATCCATACATTAACTTTCGTTCCTCCGAGATATTTGGGGTCAGTCCTGTTACTGGCATCATGCTCCGTGCTATGGATAAATTCCAAAGGGTTGCGACGTTTGATAAAAACGGCAAATTATCGGTTAAGGACGAATCTGTTCTTGACGCTTTGCTGGACATACTTAACTATGTCATTCTCATCGCTGGATACATCAACGACAAACAACAAGACCAATGAAAAACACACAAATCACTGAACCAATCACAATCTCTGAAGACGACGATTTCAACGATCCACTCCCAGCACGGCCTGCTTCGTGCAACATGGACGAAGGTTGTGAATCTTGTTCGTAAATGATTTCTTTCTCCCCCGCTTGTGGGTCTTGGCCCGTGCCTGCAAAGCTTCAAGGAGAGGACAGTAAGGGATTCCAAATCCACATCTGAGTTAACGGGCCTTCACTTTATCACTTGGACAGTCCAGTAGTCGTTTTTTCACCCACATCTCTGGGTTCTGGGCAGAGAGATCCCACCATATCGTATAAGGATTAGTACAGACGAAGCAGCGGTCAGTGGGAGTGAAATACCCCTATGGTGGAAACCTTTTCGCATCTATAGCTCAAATGGACAGAGCATTGAAAATGATAATTCAGTGATGCAGGTTCAAATCCTGCTAGGTGCGCCAAATAAAAAATCTCAGCACTGGCATCGTTCGTTCAACGGATAGGACTGGGAGCTTCTATCTCCCCAATGTAGGTTCGATTCCTACACGATGCACCAATTTTATGCAAAACGAACCAATACACGAAATCAGATTTCTGAAATACTTGGCCACCAAGCTGTCTCAGGAAATCGCAGATCACAATCAACTTTTAACAAACGAGCAGTTAAACGGACTGTTCCAAGACGTTGACAAACTCATCGACAGGATCGAAGGGATCGAACAGGAAGCAAACATCTACCACACACAATATGGATATTCAAAATAACATCGAATCAGTAAGGGCATGGGGCATCAACAAGGGCATCACTGGCGAGTACGGCACTGGCACGATCCAGCGTCAGACTCAGAAGCTCACGGAAGAATACCACGAGACTCTCTCCGCTTTAGAGAGATTGCCACTGGCAAAAACCACCGCTGAAACGTGGGAAATCCTAGATGAAATCAAGGATGGACTGGGCGATATGCTGGTCGTGATGATTTTAATCGGAGAAATGACTGGACTTCCTATCGAACCCTGCTTGGATTCGGTTGTCAAGATCATCACCGCTCGCACTGGGCGCATGGTCGATGGCCAATTCGTAAAAGACAAATAACCAAAATGGAAAAGAAACTACGGGGCAGACCCCTTAAACGTGAAAAGGACAAACTCATTGGTCGCAGGATCAGCATGGTGCAGGCAGGATGGGACACGATTGATACATTGTGCGCCACCCATGACCTCACACTTGAAGGAATGCTTTACCTGACCTGCGCTGCAATGTGCATTGATGATCAAAACCAAACCGAAAACGAAGAACCATGAGGATCAGAACCGTAAAGCCAGAGTTTTTTATGCACGCTGAGTTGTCAGACATTGAGAGGATTTCAAATGTTCCAGTCCGCTTGGCATTTATTGGCCTATGGTGCGCCTGTGATCGTGAAGGAAGATTCAAGTGGGACGCTCGTCGGTTGGGAGTGCAGATTCTTCCATATGACAATATCGATTTTGAAATCATTTTGGACATTTTGCATGAAAATAGCTTCATTGAAAAATACGAAGTGGACGGGAAAACATACGGATGTGTTCCATCATTCCATCGCCACCAAGTCATCAACAACCGCGAACAGGAGAGTTATTTGCCTTCGTATCACCAGCCTGACTTATTTTCATCCGATTTGACGCGTGTAAACACGGGTGAAACTACGCGTGCTGACGCGTGCTCAGGGGAAGGGAAGGAAAGGAAGGAAGGGAAAGGAAAGGATAGTCGCGTCACCGCGGTTAATTTGCCTTTTGAATCTGAAGATTTCGCAGAGGCTTGGAATGACTGGGTCGTCTACCGAAAGGAAAAGAAGAAGAAGCTCACCCCATCCACGATCAAGATGCAGCTGAAGAAGTTGGCAAGTGTTGGAGAGATCAGAGCTATCAGGATGATTGCCTACTCAATCGAGAAGGGTTGGGAAGGACTCTTTGAAGAGAATGTCTCAAACGTCACTGCAATCAATGTTCCATCCAGTCAAATCTTTCGCAAACCACAAACCTCAGACAACTATTCGTTATGAACTACTTTTCGCAAGCAATGCCCAGCAATGAGGGTGTAGAGAAAACAGTCTTGTCGATCTTGATGACTAACGAGAACCTGTACAGGCAGGCACTCGCTGAGGGTATCGACCTTGAATGTTTTTGGCATCCGACCAACCAGATCATTTTTGAGGCGATCAAGGATTTCAAGCGAGACGCAAACGGAGAGATCGACCTTCTGACATTTGTTCCGCATCTGAATGAACTTGGATTGCTGGATCGTGCAGGTGGCCCATCAGCCATTACGGATGTTTTAACGCATTCCATGTCCACAGCGGGGTGGACTGGATGGCTGGAGACGCTAAAGGAGATGAAGGGGCGCAGGATGTACGTCATTGGCTCTAGGAGCCTCTCTGAGGCATCCGACAGTGCCGAGGCTATGGAGACCGCCAAAGGCATCATCGAAGCCATCACAGGGGCTGTGGGGAGCAAAAGCAGGTCGCTCAATGCGAAGCAGGCAATCGGCAACTTTGTCGAGACGTTCCAAGATCATCATAAGCGAGGTTTGTTAGTCGGAGAATCGACAGGATTCACAGAACTTGATGAGATCTGTGGAGGTATTCGCGGTGGCGAACTGTGGGTGGTTGGCGCAAAGCCCAGCCGAGGCAAGTCGGTGCTGATTATCCAGATGGCCTGCAACCTGTTGCTGGACGGGAAAGTGGTGGCCTTGTTCTCTCTGGAAATGACCACACATGAGATCGTGAGCCGCATCATCTGTTACATAGCCAGAGTGGACTACGGAGTCATCACCCAGCCAAGGAAAGCATTGAAGCGAGATCTGGATAAGATCAAATCTGCCTGTGAATTGCTGGCAACGCTCAAGCTGTACATCGATGCCTCTGCCAACCAAACTATGGCTACCATAGAAGCCGAATCCCAGAGAATCAGGGATATTAACGAGGGTCAGCTCGACTATATCGGAATCGATTATATGCAAATTGTCGATCCACCTGCCAAGTCCAAGAAGTCAAGAGAGGAGGAGGTCGCAAACACGTCTGGTAGATGCAAGCAACTTGCAAAGCGTCACAATTGCCCAGTCGTCACGGCTACTCAGTTAAACGAACAAAATCAAACCAGAGAATCGAGAGCGATTGAGCAAGATGCTGATGCCCTGCTTTACATCTGCGATGATGGCTTAAAGATCGGGAAGATGAGAAATGGGCGGCGTGATACCGTGCTTCCATTGCTCCTCAACGGGTCGATGCAAAGATTTCAATAATTTTTATTGACGATCTCAACTATAAGCGCAGAACAGAATCACATGGAACAAGACACAGACAACAAACCGTCCGAGCTTTCTAAGCTGAGAGGGACAGACCACGAGGGATTTCGACGAATGATTCAACGAGCAGTAAAGCGGATGCAGTGGCGCATGAAATACCGCCCAAGCACATCGCTTTTCGCTGAGAAAACAGAGCAGTAGTTTCAACTTTTCAGGGTAGGAACTTGGCCTCAGTGGAGCAATCTGCTGGGGCTTTTTCGTGTTTTGATCAAATTATTTTTGCTCTGCAAGCCTTGTAGAATAAGGGATTGGTGGGAATAGTTCTTTTTTCTGCAAAATAATATGGACACTGGTAAGGTGATGCCCTAGGTTGATTCCAGTCAGCCGACGCTGACACCAAACACTATGAACGCAACCACGCAAGTCACCACGCAAGTTACCATGCAAGTCGGAACATTAACAAATCAGGGAGTTTATCTCGGTATGCAAGGCAGACTTGCACGCTTCGAGAGGAACCTTGGAGAGCGCACTACAACTATCCTGTGCTCACCAACATTAGCTCATGTCATCTCACAAGAAGACGAGGACGCTAGGTTAAAGCTTGAAGAGGACTGGATTGGCCAAGGGCCATGGTATCAAGCCGTACTTCGTGGTGATGAAGCACGATCCGCGCTCTCATCGTTCAAACAATCCTTTGCAATCTGACTCTCCCACAACAATACAACATGAAAACAAAAGAAGCAGCAATCAGCCTAGCAAAAAACCGCGTATCAGGAATGTACCCAGTCGGCCACCAATGGAGGTTCACACGGTGGTGCAGTGACTTTGCGGCATGGAGCGAGTCTCACACGATGGATTACTTCAAGTCCCGCAGCAGCATGGCTCAGGAGCGGATCAACATCGCACGGAAGGAACTAGGAATGACGGAACGTACCTACTACGGTGGAAGCTGGGAAACCTACGTTTGAAAGATCGAAACCACGAGAGTGGTCTGCTGGTAATTCCAGTACTGACGAGATCAAATCAACCAACTGACAATAATATGAAAATGAAAATGACAAAAACAAAAGAAGTAGAACTCTCATTCTGCGATGACACTCCGCTGTTCTTTGACAAGGACGGGATCAAGCCAATGCTCTATGTTGATGGCCGTTTCTTCAAGTACGACGAGGAGCAACTTGTCATACCTTGGAGCAAACTATTCAAGTGTGCTACAGATTCATGCGCCTGCCATGTGGACGAAGCAAACGAAACAATTATTCAACTAAGGGCATTGGCAGATCGATTGGAGAAGTGGCAGATCAAACCAGAAGATTAATAACCTTAGTAAGTTAGTAATGATTAGACCTCAGGAGGGAAACCTTCTGGGGTTCTTTGTTTAAACGGACGGTTCTAAACGGGCGGTTTCAAACGGACGGGTCCACACGGGAAGTGTTAGAATGGCTAGAAATTGGCTTAAAGTCCGGAATTTTAGACGAAAAGAAACCCCACAGGCTAACCCATGGGGAAACTTTTGTTTTTGCTTACTTGCTGGCAGCGCCTAGCATGGCCAAGAAAAAGCCGATGGAAAGAGAGACGAATTCTAGGGCTTTAGGCAGGGCAATGGAGGAAACAGTCAGGACCAGCCCAAGCAATAGCAGGATAACCCAAAGTTTTCGCCTCATGCGTGCATCAATCCCTCCGGTTGTAGGACAAAACCAGTGGAATCAATCTTGCCTTTGCCTTTGGCTTTCAGGCCGACCACGACCCCGCGCTTATCAAGGAATCTTAAATCGTCGGAATCGCCGTCGATCACTTGGAAACCTTGCCAAGTCAGCGGAAGCTTATCGGCGAAAACAATTGCGACGTTTACCTTGGATTGCAAAAGAGCCGTCAATTCCATCACGTTGGAAACTTCGCTGCGGGAATAAGTCAGATGATAGTTGCTTGGAAGTAAACCAGCAGCGAAATTGCACGCTCTTTCCTCGCTTTTCGTGTAATCATACCATTGCACGCCTTGGAAGGAATCGAAAATATTCGACCCGTTGAATTTGATCTTTTCCCATGGTAGATCGCTTGTAAGATTCAACCTAAAACAAGGAGTCATTCCCTTTTTCGTTGCCGACCGGATGGCCGCGTCCACTTCATCCCAAAGCATTTCGAGGAAACAAGTTTTGTCATTGAAAAAGAGCTTTGTCTTGGCAATCCTTGCGAGTTGAACCGATGACATGGCACCACGTCCTGCCGTGTTTAAACAAGCCGCCGCGCATCCCGCCGATGCATCCTTGCAAACGTTGAAGCCTGATAGGTTGCTCGGTGCAAGGTGGATTCCGTAGGTGATAAAGCCGCGCTTTTCGCCTTTGCTTGTTTTTGCGTTTCCGTTATTTAATAGTTTCATTTCTTTTGTGCGTTAGTTTATTTTAGTCTCATCAGGCCGGACAATATCCGACGACGCCCGCAGGCGTTTCGACTTTTTCAGCGGGTATGGGAAACTAATTGCACCTTGCCTAGTATCCGCGCGAGTGACTCCACGGCTTTATTGTGTGATTTCGTATCAATACCGCTATGGTAAATCTCCACTTTGCTAGTTTTGACGGAATAGTAGACTTGCCGACCAGTGCGAGCTTGCAAACGTCTCGCCCACGCCTTGACCTTTCGGACAGTTTCCCCGTATGGGATAGGCTCGTTCGCGTTATAGATAAAATTCGGTTTTGTTTCCATTGGGTTTACTTGGTTCTGTTTTTAAGTTCCAGCTTAACGGCCTTTGCAGTCTCTCCTCGCCATGATGAGGCATTGCTGAGAAAATAAAGAACCACACTCTTGCCCGTGTCGTATCCAAAGGATGATTTGACGCTGTGAAGGGATTGCATGGCCTCAAGATAAGGCTTGGCCGCGAAGTTGACCTTTTGCCAATCTTGGCGGATGATGGCGGCGATTTCTGCGAGTGATTTGTTTTCTAAGTTCATGCTGTGGATTGTGTGGATTGGTTAAAACGAGGAAACAATGATTCCACCGTCAAACTCGATGAGCTGGCCACGGTCGCGGATATAGTCGCGGATTTGATTATCGACATCGTCGTCGGTTTCTTCAATCTTTCCATCGCCATTAATATTTAGTTTCAATTCAAAGACGGCTTGCACGTGATTCGCAAAGTATTCGCTCGCCCAATCCTCCAAGCTGTCATACTCGGAAAACTCGCAACGGATGGAAACCGGGCAGAATTCAATTTCTTCATTTCCCATGTCGTCTTCGAACTCTTCGAGATATTCACAGAGCGCAACGGCACCGGCTCTGGACCAACTGGCGTCCTCGTCGTCGAGTAACATGTAAGCAGCTTGCGTGGTGGACAATGTAGTTTTCATCTTTTCAGTGTGGATTGTGTATTGATTATTTCAAGCGGTGCGAATGATAGCTGTGAGAATGATGTAGGCGACGTAGATTAAAAAACCCATCGATGCAGCCCCGAAAGCCCAAAGGATGCCGACAAGTGGGTGATGGCCCAAAGTGTGAGCGATGGCCACGAGGCCAAGGATGTAAACGATTGCGATTATTGTTGGTTGTGTCATGGTTTGGATTGGTTTGGATTGTCCCGCAATCGCGGCGACATAGGGAGTAAAGCACGGGGATTTGACTAGCGCAAGGATTATTTTCTAAAATAAATAAAAAGCTTTCAGGTGTTCATTTGAGCACGTGAGGAGCTTGGGGCGTTTTATGGGACAATGACACCGGGAAGGGATTGCGAGAGGCCACAGGGCATCCTCGGGACAATGAGAGGTATCTGATGGGGTTAGGAGTTCAAGCGGAGATGTTGGCCATGATTCTTGTGAAAAGGCACAAGGTTTTGAATAAGGGATGGATGAGGGAATGAGGAAAGGAATCGGTCCACCTTCGCCAAGAGAAAATTCCACCGCGCCCGACCTCGCTTTTCCCGCCATCCATCCTGCAATTCTTGCCTTGTTCATGTAGATTTTTGTCCTGCCATAGCTATTCCTTGCGCTGTCCTAGTGTTCCACGATTCGATCGTTACAAGTCGCTATAAGTCAGTGGTGATCTGTGGAACAGGACCAAGCATTAGTCTTATTGTAACAAGTTGCGCCATGCTTGAAGGGTAGGGGGGAGGGGGTCAGCTTTTTTTGCGGCTGGATTTATAGTATTGATTAACTACCCCTTTAAAAATTATTGCAATCGGCCACTCTACGCCACTCTAGCCCCGACTCTAGCCCACATACACCCAATCCCCGTTCAAGCGTCCCTACGTCGATCCTGAGAGCATTTAGAGGCATCCTGCACAAGTCCCCTTGACACGTTGTAAATTATCTTGCAGTGAATGTCCCTATGCGTGGAGATTCATATCAACTACAGGGTCAAATGGGTGCTGTTACGGCAACTGGCTCGACGA